GCCCGTCCGCCGAGATCCGCGCCGACCTGGCCGCCGAAGGGCGGCAGGTCCTGCTCGCGTTCTCGTGTGGCAAGGATGCGCTCGCCGCCTGGCTCGCGATGCGCGATGACGGGATCACCGTCATCCCCTACTACCTCTACTACGTGCCCGGCCTCCACTTCATCGAGGACTCACTCGACAGGTTCGAGCGCCTGTTCGACACCACGATTGCCCGCTACCCGCACCCGTCGCTCTACCGGTGGCTCAACAACCTCGTGTTCCAACCGCCCGAGCGTTGCGCCATCATCGAGGCCGCGCAACTACCGACCCCGACCTATGAGCAGATGCTCACGCTCATCCGCTCTGACCTCAACCTCCCAGCCGACACATGGGTGGCCGATGGGGTCCGCGCCGCCGACTCCATCGTCCGCCGCGCGTCGATCAAGACCCACGGTCCAGCCAAGCGCCGATCAGGCAAGGTGTCGGCCATCTGGGACTGGCGCAAGGCCGAGGTGCTCGACCGCATCGCCGCCGCCGGCATCGCGCTGCCAGTTGACTATGAGTGGTTCGGGCGGTCGTTCGACGGGATCGACTATCGGTTCATTGAGCCGCTGTCGCGCCACGCGCCCGAGGACTACCGGCGGGTGCTCGATTGGTTCCCGCTGGCCGAGCTGGAGTTGATGCGCCATGCCGTTTGAGTTCGGCTCCGGAGCAACCCGCCGCCCGTCATCGTTCATGTCGGCCGCGGCCCAAGTCCCCGACCCGCTGGCTGAGGTCGCATACTCGGGCAACCTGGAGGCCGACGCGGCAGCCGAGTTGACCGCCATGGAGGCGGCATACCGGCAGCGCCGCGGCGCCGAGGACAAGCGGTTCCGCACCGCGACTGACTCCGAGTTCTGGTTCGCGGTCTGCTTCCGTGACCGGGCCGCCAAAGACGCATTCCTCGCCGCGCTCAAGGCCGATCGGCTCGGCGACAAGTACCTCGACGGTCACGCGCTCGCGCGACTGCTCGGGATCACCCTGCCCGACTAGTCCAGAGGGGAGGTGACTCCCCATGCGTCGCGCCTTCCGTGGTGGTGGGGTCCGTTCGAACGGCACCCTGATCCTTCGCCGTCGCGCCAGTTCTGCGAGCGGGTCTCGCACGTCCGGGTCCTGAAACCAACCATTTTCGTCTCGGGGAGGTGCTCGCTCTTTTGCAGCCCGTCCTCCCCGAGACGATCCCCTGGCCCGAAGTCACTCGTGCGTGGTGGGCGGCCCTGTCCGATTCGCCTGAGTCGAAATCTTGGTCTGTCGCCCAATGGCTGTTCCTCCTTGACACTGCACTCCTCCATGCCGATATCTGGTCGGGGAACCTCGACCGCCTGCCCGAGATGCGGGTTCGGTTGATTGAGTTCGGCTTCACGCCTGTATCAGCGTCGCGCATGGGCGCCACCGCGGTCCCGCCGCCCGAGAGGAGCGCGACGCCTCTTGCCGACCTTGCTTCTCGACGCGCCGCTCGGGGTGCAGCGACCGCAGTCGTGGGCGAGGCCCCGCAAGGGCGTCGATCTCGCCGACGCGCATGACGCGATCCGCTTCGCAGCCGATTACGGCCTCGTTCCGGACGACTGGCAGTCGTGGGTCATTGAAGGGTGGCTCGGGCGCGACAAGTTGACGGGACGTCTCGCGGCGTCATCGTGCGGACTCTCCGTACCGCGGCAGAACGGCAAGAACGCAATCCTTGAGGTCGTCGAGCTGTTCAAGATGGTGGCGCTCGGCCGCAAGATCCTGCACACCGCGCACGAAGTGAAGACGGCTCGCAAGGCATTCCTTCGCCTGGCGGGCTTCTTCGAGAGCGCGCGGCAGTGGCCCGAACTGGCGGCGCTGGTGTCCGAAGTTCGGCGCACGAATGGGCAAGAGGCCATCGTTCTGACAAACGGCGGCTCGGTCGAGTTCATTGCCAGGTCGAAGGGCTCGGGGCGTGGGTTCACTGTCGATGACCTCGTGTGCGATGAGGCACAGGAACTCGGAACCGAGGCGTATGCCGCGCTCAAGCCGACGATCTCGGCCGCTCCGTCTGGGGACCCACAGACGATCCTTACCGGAACGCCACCGTCTCCCAGCATGGACGGGGAGATCTTCGGTCGCTTGCGTGAGAACGCGCTGTCGGGCAAGGCGAGCCGTGCATGTTGGGATGAGTGGCGCATCGACGACGGCGCTGACCCAGACGATCCGGAGCAGTGGGGTAAGGCCAACCCGGCGCTCGGCCTGCGTCTCATGGCCGATGTCATCCAGGATGAGCGCGCCTCGATGGATGACGAGACATTCTTCCGCGAGCGCGGCGGACGTTGGGCACCTGTCGGTAGCGCCTCGGGCGTCATCCCCCGCGACTCGTGGGACATGTGTGGCGATGAGACCTCACTGGCGGTCGATCGGTTCTCCCTCGGCATCGAGGTCGGCCCCGACCAGTCCTCCGCCGCGGTCGTCCTGGCCGGTGCTCGCGCAGACGGTCGTTGGCACGTCGAGCTCGATGAGCACCGCAAGGGCGCGACCTGGCTCGTCCCCTACGTCTCGGCCCTGGTCGCCGCGAACCCCCAGATTCGTGCGGTCGTCGGCGACGTCGGCGGCCCGCTCGCGTCCTTCGTGACGAAGGACGCGCGGGGTCGTTACCTGTTGACCGGAACGAAGGTCGTCGTGACAGCTCCGACCGTCAAGGAGTTGGGCGCCGCCTGCTCCAACTTGCTCGTGGCGGTCGTTACGGCCGCAGTCGCGCATCTCCAGCAGCCCCAACTCACGGGGGCTGTCGCGGTAGCCGACAAACGCGCTCTCGCGGACACGGGCATGTGGGTGTTCCACCGCATGTCGTCGGCTAGCGACATCACACCGATCCAAGCCGCAGCGCTTGCCCTGATGGGCGCGCAGTCGGACAACATCAAGCGCCCCGGGCGGCAACGCACCGAGGGCGCACCTAAGCGAAGGGCGGTGGTCCTGTAGTGGAGACCGTCCGGGTGCTCGGGTTGACCGAGGATGAGCAGCGCACTCTCGACAGCCTCGTGAAGCAATTGAGCGACCGCGAGTCCCGCAACATCGTTCGGCTCGGTTACTACGACATGGAGCGTGTCGGGCGTCGCCTGTCGACCATTGCGCCCCAGTACTACGGGCTGGGGCTCACGCTCGGATGGTGCGCGAAAGGCGTGGATTCCCTCGCTCGCCGCTGCAATCTCGACGCCTTCGTGTGGCCGGACGGCGACTTGGACGCGCTCGGGTACCGCGAGGTGTGGGACGCGAACTTCCTCGCCACCGAGGTTGCCTCGGCCCGCCTGTCCTCGCTGATCCATGGCGTCTCCTTCCTGGTGACCACGAAGGGCGCTGACGGCGAGCCGGACGTGCTGATCCACGCGAAGGACGCTCTCAACGCGACTGGCGAATGGAATACGCGACGGCGTGCGCTCGACAGTCTCCTGTCGATCACCGACCGCGACGACAAGGGTAAGCCGACAGGGTTGGTTCTCTACCTGCCCAACCTGACCATCACGGCCGCCAATGACGGCGGCTGGCGCGTCAAGGACCGCCAGGAGCACTCCTGGGGCGTCCCAGCCGAGCCGCTGGTCTACCGGCCAAGGACGGGCAGGGAGTTCGGGTCGTCGCGAATCTCCCGCGCCGCAATGGGATTCCATGCCGCCGCGATCCGCACCTTAATGCGCCTCGAAGGCCACTCCGACGTGTTCTCGTGGCCGGACATGTGGCTAATGGGTGCCGACGAGTCGATCTTCACGAACTCGGACGGCACCACGAAGACCGCCTGGCAGGTGGCGCTGGGGCGCATCAAATCCATCCCGGACGACCCGGAGCGCGAGGGAGACCCCAACGCGCGGGCCGACGTCAAGCAGTTCCAGGCCGCCTCCCCCGGGCCGCACCTGGACAGCCTCAACGCCTACGCCAAGCTGTTCGCCCACGAGATGGACCTCCCCGAGAACGCCTTGGCGATCAAGGAGATGGCCAACCCTCAGAGCGCGGACGCCTACATCGCGTCGCGCGAGGAGCTGATCGCGGCGGCGGAGGCTGCGACCGACGATTGGTCTACTCCGCTACGGCGGACGATGGTGCGTGCGCTCGCGATGCGCAACGGTGAGGCTGACGTGCCTGCCGAGTGGCTGACGATCGCGGCCAAGTGGCGCTCGCCGATGTACCTCTCTCGTGCCGCGCAGGCCGACGCGGGGTCGAAGCAGTTGGCTGCCGTTCCGTGGCTGGCTGAGACCGAGGTCGGTCTGGAGTTGCTGGGCCTCGACGCCCAGCAGCGGGCGCGGGCGATGGCCGAGAAGCGACGGGCGCAGGCCCGGGCGTCCATTACCGCCCTGACGCAGCCGCCGCAGGCCGATGCCGTCGCGCCGTGAGGTAGACGACCTCAGCGCGGCCCTCCGGGCGCTCTCAACGCGCGCCAAGGGCGACCTGCTGGCGCTGTGGAGAACCCTCCCGGACCCGGGAGACCTACCGGCCGTCCGCGTCGCGCTTGAGCGCACCTGGCCCGAGCTGATCGCGGCATACGGCGACATGTCCGCCACGGTCGCCGCCGACGTTTTCGAAGCGTGGGCCTCCGATCTGGGGATCGCCCCGGAGGTCGTCATGGTCGAGCCGGTCGACATGGACCGGGCGAACGCCCGGATGCGGTGGGCGATCGGGACTCCCGAGCAGGTTGGGACACTCACGGTCATTCTCGACGAACTCGTGAAACAACCGGGACGCTCGACGCTTGCGAAGTCGGCGGTCGCCTCTGGCGCGGGTTGGGCGCGCGTCCCTCACGGGCCGCATACGTGCGCGTTCTGCACCATGCTCGCCTCTCGCGGCGCGGTCTACTCGACCGCGCGGACGGCGGGCGGGGACGGGCGCAAGTTCCACGGCGAGTGTGACTGCGCCGTGATCCTCGTTCGCGACAGCCGCGACTTTCCGGACGGGTATGACCCCGACGCGCTCTTCGATGTCTACGCAGCAGCAGCACGCAGCAGCCGCGGCACCAAAGACACCCTTGCCGAGATGCGCAAGGCGCTCGGCACCCACTGAACCACCCCGACAAGGGGGTTAGCGCGACGGCTGCGCCCAAAGCCGGGCACCACCTGACGAGGCACGGAGATTGCGCATGACCGACACCGAATCGACCGCTCCCGCCACCGAGGAGACGGCCGCCCCCGAGACCTTCACGCAGTCCGACGTCGACCGCATCGTGCGGGAGCGCGTCCAGCGCGAGCGGGCGAAGTAG